AAACACAAAGGGGTTAAATTGTAAACCTTTTTCTTTAGCAATAGCTAGACCAATCTTAGTATAGTGAGTATAAGTAGTAGCTGTAGGTGGAATTAAGTCTTTAGCCAAACCAATACCGCGCCATGATTTTTTTATAAAAGTATAGATTATAGCGGTCTCGCCGCTTAACATGGTGTAGCCCAAAATCACATCTAAGTCCTCTTTTAGACATGCCACTTTTACTTTCGTATTCGGGCTAGCTAGAAGACTTTCTGCAACACCGTGATAATGCTCCATAAAGGTTTGCTTATTCATGATGCTAAAGCATGAGCCACCGTGGTACAATCCACGTAGGAAGGTAGACAAAATGAAATTCTTATCTTCAGGTCTAAAATCTCGAATTGTAACTAAGTCATTCTTGGTCATATTTCGCTAACATTTTCTTTTCCAGCCGGTATATATAGCTTTGAATAGTACTGGCGGATAAATTTATTCCGAATGATTTCAATCTGACAGCTATATCTCTATAAGGCATGCCGTTGGAGTGGTAGTGCCATATTAGTTTAAGTCGGGTACTCTCGAACTTATAATCATGCAGAAACCATTTAGTCAATCGAAAATAGTCTTGAACATATCCTTGATGTCGAAGGACGGTCTCAAAATCTCTGCCTTTATGTTTTCCACGAAGATGTGCGGCGCTAGTCCAACGTTTTAGATAATTTTCATCCTGCTCAATATCATCAAAACCGGCATCTTTTAATTTTTGATACCACTCAGCTTTTAACGATTGAAAGTTCTTTGGTATTGGCATTTTTGGCGGCTTCCTCTTTAGCTGCTTCGGCACGACGTTTGTGTTGGATTTCAGAAAATACCGCTCCGGCGATTTGCTTAGCTGCCCCGGCTTTAATAGTCACGTAGCAGAAGTATTTTGACCTGCGGTGTACCTGACTACCGCTGTTGATCACAATAGCCGCCAAGGTGTGGTAAATGGTATCTTTATCCGTTGTAGGCAAATCGTAGGTTTCAACAAAAGAATCAGCCCACTCATTAAACTCAGTTATGCCAACAGGCAGGTTGGTAGGGAATAAACCTAGAACCTGCCTAGCTAATTTTAAAAGTCTTTTTTTCATAATCCAGTAGTCTCCATGGGTTTATATTGCCATAGATCCCACCAGAGTGCAAGTAAAATAATCAAGCTGCGTGAGATAAATTATAACTGTAGATAAACATCTTATTTATACCAAATACCGCGACTTTGTCCCGCTGTATTTCCCTGAGTCCCTTAAGGATTTCCGATGAATCAACGCCGGACAGGAGCATTGTGGTGATTATATCAGTTTCATCCCCGATGATTTTGGTGCCATCTTCCTCTAAATAAACATGCTGCCCGTAGTGCATGTATAATTTAAACATTAGGCCGCCTTTCGTAAAGCTTTGGTTACTTCGGTTACTAAGCAATTCTCTAATGCAATAAGATCTTGCATTAGAGTAAAGTTAAAGCCGTTTCCTTCTTTATACTCTGCCTTGATCTTAGCTTTAACTGATTCAATTGCACTTAATACGAACTCAATGTTTTCTCTATTTTCCATAAAACGTTCCTCGTTTCTATAACCAGAATATCAAACCTGATTAACCGCGTCAACTATTATTTTAGGTCGGCTAGGTTCTTTGCGACCTTGGGTTCGGCTACTAACTTAACACCCGGCAATGATACGGTGTTTTCCATCGCATCTTGTAAGACACGTACGATGTCGGTCGCTAAAGACTCAGGGCCTTCTACCACTAATTCATCATGAACCTGGAGCACTAGGTGAACATCCCTCCAAAGTATGTCCTCCTCAGCGAGGAGTCTACAGGCGTTTTTAAAGGCTATGGCGGACCTATTAACAATGGAAGCCCCGGTACTCTGAATACGGTGATTTACACTTAGGTTCAATATGTTACGAAACACATATGGTAGCTCATTGTGCGGTGTTTGCCCACACACAGATTCTATATTCTTCGCCTCAGGCATCCTCCTAGGTCGACCATAGAGGTTAGTTACCCGCCCATGTTTCTTCGCCTCAGTATGACTGTCTAACATAAGAGTTTTGATGCTAGGGAAACTTTCGAAATAGTTATCAATAATCTCTTGAGCCTCTTGAATAGACTTATCTAACACCGGGGAAAGCTTGGGCGCGGTGGTCCCATATGTCACAGATAGGGCTATGGTTTTGGCAATGGTTCTATACTCTGGGTATTTCTTAGCAAAGGAGTCTTTATCGTCTTTTTTCATAGAACACCGGGGGGTGTTAAACACCTCGGCTCCGATGACTGAGTAAAAATCATCGCCATTTTCAAAACAAGCCATAAGACGGCTGTCTTGGCTGAAGCTGGCGAAGACTCTAGGCTCTAGCTGAGAGTAATCGGCTCCTACCAACACAAAACCGGGTCTAGCCACAATACAGGCCTTTACCCGCTTATCATCGCGAGGCAAGTTCTGAAAATTAGGCTGTTTAGAGCTGTAGCGACCTGAGGTCGTCCCGTGCTGTAGAAACTGAGGTCTAATAGTTCCATATTGAAGCTTTTCTTGTATCCCATTCACATAGGTGTTTAAAAGTTTTAAATTGCGGTTATATTCAAGATAGGTTTCCACCCACTTGTATTTATTGGCGTATTTTTTTAGACTTCCCTTATCTGAAGATAGATAGTTCCACGCATCTCCTATTTTTTTGGGCCTCGTTGCTTTTTTAGTCTTTGGATTGTATCCCGCTTCAGCATATACTTCGCCCTTAATCAACCCCACAGTGTATATAAATTCTCTCTTGGCTACATTCGTATATGGTAACTTAAGACCTAGCGCTTTACAGACATTGCGGCCCTCTTTGGTTAGAATAGAAAAGGGTTCCTCCAGCTTTGCAAATAATAACCAAGATAGTTGTTTACTAGAACCGATATTAAAGGTATTTTTCTTATTGGTTCCGGGATATTCGTCTTTAACTAGTGGGGTGATTTCCTTGTAGATAAATGCCTTCTGTTTGAAGCACTCAGCCTCTAACTCACCTTTTAGGCGCTGGAGCTTATCAGTATCAACTTTTAAACCATACCGATTTAAATCATAGGTTGCTGATTTCAGCATGGGCATCGACTCATCCTCATAGAAGAACTTATCCAAGCCTTCCTCATATAACTGCTCCAGGAGCACCCAGAATAGCTTTAAAGTTAGGATGGTATCTTTAGCTCCATATCGAGCAATAAGGTCACAGTCGGCCTTATAGAGCTCATAATGGGCTTTGGTAAGTTGACCTCCATTCTTGGCAACACTTTCTTTCATAAGCTTCTGTTCTGTTGTTGCGTCGTCGCCGAAAAATGTCACTCCTAGCTCTTTGAGGCCGTTATGGCGGTTCTCATTCAAAAGATGGGCCAAAATCATGGTGTCGGTGTGTAATGCTGGCATTACATCTACACCAAAGTTATTACGGAGCATATTACAGTCAAATATAGCATTGTGCATAATCAAAGAACACCGCATGCCGAGGTCTATCAAGAAGCGTCTCGCTCCTTGGCAAGTCTCGAGTTCAATCAAAGATTGGGACTCTGTATCCCAATAGGCAAACACCACATAGTAGCCGACGTTCAATTCTGCGGATATAGATAGTCCAATAACCTTTGATTCTTCGTTGACTCCTGTAGTTTCAGTATCAACAGCAACATATTCCTTGTCTTTCAGATATTCAGTTAAAGCAAGAAATTCTTGTAGAGTCTTTATCACGATTAGTTTTTCACTCATGATCTAGCACTCACGTATTCAATTATTTCAGTTTTACGATCTCCTTTTCGTTTATTAGAAGCTTTGTTTAGCCAAAACTTAACAGCTTGTTCTTCTTTCTGGGTCAGTTCTCTAAGACGTTCGGTAGAAGGGTCAAAAAGCATTTGATAACAAACGTCTTCTTTGATATTATCAATACCTTGCTTTTTATGCCGGATCTTACAAAACTTAAAGGCCGTTATGGTTGGAGCCCCCTCAGCATAACAGCGTTTTAGAGGTTGCCATAGGGTTATTAAATAATCACAATAACTCTCAAAAAACACCGTGCCGAAGGCGGCGTCTTTGTTCAGTTCTAGGTCACCAACGCCGGCTTTTTCTCTCGGTGCTTGAGATTGCATGACTAGCATGGTGTTTGTCTGTTGGGCGAAGGCCTTCATAGAATGGCATATGTTCATAAGGTCTTGATTTTCACCTGCTTTGGCTCCTTGTTTCCGCAGAGCTCCAATATGGTCAATCACAACACATCCTACCTTTTTCTTAGTGACTTCTTGAAACTTGATTATGTAGTCCTTAATTTCGTTAAACGATAGATGTCTAAAAGTACCATCTGGGGCGTAGTTGTCCATAATATGTACCTTGTCGTATTTATCGACCTGATCACCACACATTAAGCGCCAACGGTCGGCGATCTCATAAGCGGGCTGCTCAAGAGGAATAAAGAAATGCACATACTCAGGATTATTGGTTACAAAGCCCTCAAACATATTTAACGCCGTTGCTGTTTTCCCAACACCGGAGCCGGCTACCAGCCCAACGACATGACCTAATCGGAACCCATAGACGGTGTTGTCAAAGTATTTCCAACAAGGGAATCGGGTGTTTTTTTGTGTATCTACAGGACGACTTAATATGTCCCGAACGCTGGAGGATAGCTCTAACATAAGATTTGAGTCTTTAGCTTCATACAACCATATTTTATTGACGATATTCTCCGCATACCCAACCCGGTGTTTAGGTGATCTTCCCAGAGCCTTCGCGCTATTCACCAAGACTGACATTGCCTCATCCTTGGTAAACCCCGATGCGAACATAATGTGTCCTAGGCGAAAGTCACCTTTGCTGCGATCTTCGATTCCGCCTCTCCAAATCTCTGCCGCTTCCTGATTTTCATTTACTAACTCAGCAAACCTTAAAGGAATCTTGTCGTCCACCTCGGTGATGGTCTCTTTATCCCCGTATGTCTTAGAAAAATGCTGGAGACAATATTGCTCATCAGCGAAGGATATGGGAGGTAAAGCGGCATTTAGCTGATCACATGTGTAAATAAGATTTTTATCTTCACCTACAGCGACACAACTCTTGTAGTTATGTGGATCTTTGGTGTTTATTGTATTGGGACACCGTAGGAGTTGGTAAATCTGACCTACGGACTCATCTGTTTTGAAATAGCGCATAAGCCGTCTGGATAGCTTCAAATAGCTTTTAGCGTCTAGGTCAGCTATCTTCCAGTAAACATGGACACCATTGCCAGAGTCCACTATTAGGGTTGCTTTTAAGGGGAAAGCAAGTAAGGTGTCGATAAACTCGTCCTTGGATGCATATTTGTTGTCTTTAAGATCCATATCAATAAAGACATAATTAAATTTATCAATTTGGAAACCCTTAACTGAACCTCCCTCATAAACACTGGGTCGGTTGGGTAGATAATAGATGTTATAGCCTGTATCATTAAGATGCCGGATGGTTTTTTCGTCCAATTCACCTTCGACTGTAGGCGCAAGATTAGGAGATTGTTCTAATAACCACGAGGGCGCAACGCACCTATATAACCGCATGAAACCCCTCCCATGCTTAAAAAGATACGGGGAAAGCAAAATGCTTTCCCCGTTTTGGACGAAGCCGAAATTATGCCGTACGAGTTTTTGCTAGTTTTGCTCGGAGATTTGCTTGTGCATCTACGCCGGGAACATTCGTTGTTGTAAGAGGTGCTCGTGCTCTAATTGGAGCCACTTCGTCCGTCGAACCGTCCTCATCATCAAATATCTCATCATCGCTATAGTCATTTGGAGTAATAGTATTAGAACCACCGACATCAATCACGTTGGTCTTGTCTTGAGCAACCGAGAAAATCTTCATGGGATTTCCTTTGCCAACATCTCGGGTTTTGCCGGTATCGGTGACTTTAGTCATAAGACCAACTCGGGCACCTTGCATAATTTTATCTAATCCAGCTGAAGCATAAATACCCACTTCGCCAGATGCGGTTTGAAATTTGTAAAAGTTCTTAGGCTTATCGGGGTTAAATTTATTAGGTCTCAACTCAGAGCCGAGGTAATAACCCTCGAGTTCCGTTGGATTCTTCTTACCTGTTTTCTGACTAACTCCACCCAATGAAATAACTTGGGTTTCGTTTAATTGTTCATATGCCATGTTCTCTCCTTTAGTTATACGTTACTAAATACAACTTATACTTTTTTATACCGGTCGTCAAGAGTTTTGTGGGTTTTTTCATATTCAAGTAGAAACATAGCACAACAAGCTAAGTGGGCGACATGGCTTAGGCCTGTTTCGGGGTCTTTGTCTTGTCCCCCCATGAATGCCAACAAATGTCTTAACGCCGCACCTAATATTCGTGTCCAAGCCAAGCCATTGCGCCAGTTGTTAGCCCCATATTTTTTTGCGCCAAAAGTCATGACCTTGGCTACTTCTAACAAAGCAGTTGGACTCAAGAGCTCGACTTGAATTTTTTCACTGTCATGTTTAATGCCGGTCTCAGCTGTCTGAGGTGGATATTGTCGGTTTTGCAGACCCTCAAGGCCCGTCGACGCGTAATATGGCCCATTTAACCATTTATTTATTACATCACTCATTCAATCCTCCTTAGGGATTTTCGTAATATAGGATGTATACCATACGAACTATAAACGTATACCTCATCATTAAAATCTACTAATTTAAATAACCGACCATCTTTGATATGTTTAGGCAAATAACAAACCTCAATGGGCTTTACAAACGTGCCTTTGGGGATTGTCATTTTTTCCCACATATCATTCTTCAAAACCGAGCAATCTTCGTCTGTGATAAA